GTATATATATTATGACTGTTCAAGATTGGTATCACTCGGAAGACCTAATAGCATCATCGTCATCTACACTTGATGAATCAACTGTTGAAGTAGATGATGTGTATGGTTACGTATTGCCTCACGCCGGAACCAAATATACCGGTGATATTATTCAACACACATGTCGATTCCGTCCGAAAAATGTAGAAGTTATCAAGCGTGTATATATTTATTATTACCCCGCAAATGAAAAACCCGATGTTATACTACCTCGCGGCGAGCCGACCGCCAACAACGACGACGATATTATACGGTTGGCACTTTCTGCTTCTGCTTCTGCTTCTGCTTCTGCTTCTTCTGCTTGTCATCACGAGCTATATGTTCCATTCCGAACAATACTCCATTATTTTCGACAGTGGAATGTAAATACTACTAGCATTACATTTATACCAGTGAATATTCGTGATATTTTTACAGGGCGAAGGGGCGGAGGAGATAGAACACGCACATTTCGACAAAACAAATCAAGAATACCGCAGCGGTCGGTGAAGTATCGCGCCACCGTTGGCACAAACCGCGACTTTTTTATTATATCCGCTGATTTCTCTCATCATAAACCATTCCAATACGCGATTCCAGCAGAAAATAAGGCAGCACACGCAATTGTAACTGGCTCGCTGAACTCACGCAATGGCAACAGCACCAGCCATGATGCGTCGTATCTCAATGAAATTGATGATACCCGCACATTTCGAGCGTTTATGCGACGACATCCCAATCTCTCATTTCAGTGGATTGGAAGAACACGCAGCCCGGGTGAATCCGCTGTGGGTTACTTGACGTTTTTGATACGCCCCGTATTTCAACCCAGTAAAAGCAAATCACCGATCGACGGAATATTCGTAACGTGTTATGACTCCCACATGAATGCGAGAGAATGTTTAGGGGAATGGTTCTCAGGGGATGGTCGAAGCGGCGCCAGCGGCGGCGTATCATGGAGTCGCGGGGTTGAAGACGAATTTATACGTAAGGTAAAGGTAAAAGCACAGACCGAAAGCCGTCTTACTGGCGGTAAAGGGGCAAACCTACCGATTACACGATGCGTCATAACGTATTTATTCAAAGACCATGACCGGAATCACTCGACTAACCATTCATTTATTCGCGGTTGGCATAGTATTCAAACGAACGCAATTTATTTGCCGGATGTTTTACTGGAACACGCAAAGGAAGATGGCTCGTGGATAGCGCCGAGAGATACAACGTGGAATATTACTACAAATAATAGTAATAATAGTAATAATAGGTTTCAACTCACAGAAACCTTAGAAAAACTGGATGAGAAAGCAGGGGGCGGCGGAGGCGGCAGCACGAATACAACAATTACATTATATACAACGAGAATTTGTGTAAAAAAATATTAGAACACACGCACTACGCTACGCTACGCTACTTACTTTGATGCTTCATATATTTCATGATGATATTGCGCATTTCTTGGGCACAATCGCGCTCAAATTTCGTCTTGGTTTCTTCGGGGAGGCGCTTCAACACCGATGTAAGCTTCACCTCCTCATTCGCATGTGGTGTCGTCGTATCTACCGCCTGTAATAGTTCAGAAGCTGCTGTCGCCTCATCGTAAGTTGGTGGCGCATCACGCACGATGTAGAATGCGTCGCGATTTTTTCGGATCGGAGTTTCATCATCCCATATCACCGTCCGCATCATCTCCCAATGTTCCTGAACCCTGTTTTCGTATTCAGTTCTTTCCCTGCAGTCGAACCAATCGTCTTCATTCTTGATAAGCATAACGAGCCGGAAATCGTTGGTGTAATGCTTGTGATCGCCGGTCATTTCAATCCAAATTCTGGAGGTTTTCACATACTTTTCTTGGTATTCATCGAACGCAGATTGAAGAGCTGGAGGAATGGGATACTGCCAATCTTTGATATTTTCCTTATCGAGCATGTGTGTATAGAAGCATTTTAGATGATCAACTATTTCCCGCGGATCAGTCTTCAACCAAGATTGACTTTTGCAGTATGTTGGGGTATGTCCGTGTTGGCCACACCGCGCGCATTGCTGTTTCAGAAGTTCAGGGCAAGTGATGGTCGCGCCAAACTCGGGACCGCTTTTCGTGTAATGCGTCTTACAATCTTTGAGAGGGAGGCCGCGGTGAAGGCAAAACTTACAGAATGGGCGTCGCATTTTTCTTGGTTTCGTTTGGGTATTTTGCGTTACGGTTCGCGCGAGGTAGGCTTTTTGTTCGTCTGCCGCACGTTTTGCTTCTTTTTCATCATCCCAGACATTCTTGAAACGTATGGGGCAAAATGTGTCCCAAAATGGAATTGCTGCCTTCAGTTCGTCGTGGGTGAGTTTTTCCATTCGATATGGCGGTAGTTTTGCCATATCCAATCGGCGGTATTTGGGTTCGGGGGGAGGGCGAGGCATCGTCGTCGTGTAGGTTTGTTCGATTGCTGTCATCATTGTCTGTCTATTGTATCTGCTATATTCAAAAAAAACATTTCAATTTTTTTGGCCACCACATCGGACCTTGTCCGATTATACTTACCAGCCAAATACAGATTCGTCGTCGTCGTTGTCTCTAGAATGAACTGATTTCATAGGCTTTCCGTTTTCCCATATACCTTCAAATATTATGATTTCACCCCCACCCCCTGATTTTTGGACATGAACTCCGTATCCGTGAAGCTTGTCATTCACCCACGTTCCAGTATATTCGTGCCATTTGGCGAGATAGGCGTTTTCGACGGCGTCGTCGCTGGTATATTCTTTCAACGGGGCGCCATAAACGAATGCCGGTGTGCGCAGAGTTCCTGTTCCGTGGCGAAGATGGCTCAACGTCGTGAGAATACGTTCTTCTGTGGTGATTGGTCGCATATACCCCATATACACGGCGCCGTCGGAATAACTGTATATTTCTTCTTTGGTGTCTTTTGCCATTGTCGTTGTCGTCGTGTTTATCATGGTTCATGAGGAATAACATAAAAACATTTCAATTTAATGGAATGGAATGGAATGGAATGGAATGGAATGGAATGGAATGGAATGGAATAAAAAGTGTTAGTTCATACACACATATATTAGTGATTCTTACCTGATATTTACTCGCCGCAGGCAAACGGCATCTGGCTCTGGTCGTCGCACATTGCGATGAAATCGTGTTCTTTCTCGGTTGTCAGACTTGACATGATTTCCTCTTCGAAGAACTGGCGAGTCATTTGTTCGGGATCACAGACGAAGGGCGCTTCGTTGTCTTCATCACCCCAGTTGGCCGCGTGGTTAAGTTCCACCTTGCGAATGTCGATGGCGGGGGCGGCGGCTTGGATGCTCGACGACGAATTGGAATCATCTGTCTGAAACAATCTCCCGTATTCAGGTGTGCCCCATTTAGGCAGATTGATATCGATTAATGGAGCCGACTGAGTATGCGCTGACAATGCCGAGGCTTCAAGGTTCAATCGAACACGGGGGCCATGAGGATGAGCGTAAGGCGCCTTACGGGTTTTGTATTCCTCCACTTGGTCGTCGTTTGATGACTGCGCAGGTTTCAACGCGGCTTGAAGCCACGGTTTGGAACGACGCTCTTGTTGGCGATGATACGAATCGTCGCGCTCGCGGATTTCACGTTCATGGCGATCAGTGTCATCGCGAAGATCATTGAACGAAATGTCGCGACGGCGAGGTTCCTCACGGCAGGGAGGTTGCTCACGTTCGATGTAGCGTTCCTCACGGCGGGGAGGTTGCTCGCGGCGAGGACGATACTGAGAGCAGTATGACGATGTGTGGCCGTTTTTGCCGCAGATACGGCAGGCTTGATTCAGGAGCGTTGGGCAGACGACTTTGCCATCGGGTCCAGGTTGGTCTTTCACGTAGTGGCTTGTGTATTCCGTTCTGGAACAACCCGCATCGTGGCAGACTTTGCAGTAGGGTCCGGTGGCGGTGGCGGTGGTATTATTGGTCTTGGCGGCGGCGGTTCTGTTGTTGTAAGTTCTGGAGGAGGACGACATTTCGATTCGGTGTGTGTTTGTTCTGATATTCAGCTGTTGTATGTCTGGTTTGAGAAAAAACATTTCAATTTTTTCTCAAATGATAAGAATGTGCATGATCATCGTATTTCTATTCTAAATGTCCAGCCAACAATAACCATTCTGAAAATGAACGCGTAAATTCTTCTAAGTCTTTATCGGTCAAGTCGCTTCGTTTTCCTCTCGGAGCATTAGGTGTAATGGGGTGTTCGTCTTCTATATTCTCAGATATAGAAGACGTATGTAGTTGTTGAATGAACATATTATTATATACTATACTACGAAAAATGTTTATATACTTACTATATCTACGCCGTATTTACTCTGTAGTTTCTCTCGTAATGTCGCAATTGCGGTAGAAATAGTAGCATCCGCATCTTTGATAGAATGGACCGAAAATGTATGAGTAGATGTCCATCGAAATCCATGATGGTTATCTTTACGGTCATATATGAGCATGAACGTCGTCGGTACCATTGTCGCTTTTCCATTCCGTAACATCATATATTTCGGGAGTTGTTTCGACCATCTCTCAATGACTCTTGTGATATATTCTTCTTCTTCTTGATGTGTCTCGGCGACCGCAAGACCCGTATGCTTTTCGGACTGTGATTCTAAATCGGCGACAACCTGATTCGCGTGATTCAACTTTTCGAATAGAGGGATTTTTGCGGATTTTGAACTGACCCACGGTTTGGACAATTTCGGATGCGACTCTACCTTGAAATATTCTCTCGGTTGCTGTTTTCCGCTTTTAAGGTAGGTCATCTCACGATAATATACGACAAATTTCTTCATCATATTATGCGTAATGCCCTGTGGCAATGTTTGCGCGGTATGCTTTCTCTCGCGCTTGTCGTTTCTAGGCGGCGTACTACTGTCGGTCGCATCGGCCATTTGTATATCCGCGGTATAAAATATATAAAGATGAGACGCTATACATATCAATGTCCAATGAGATGAACGCAATCCAGCAAGCAAAACAAGCATTGTCATCGCAACTCATATTCAAATGTTCGCAAATCGGATTCGCGCTAAACAGCACATTGTGTTATACCAACCGCGTAAATGTAGGAATTCATGATTACGTGGAATATGCCGCACAGTTGCGCGATGGAGATTCTGTTTTTATATCGACGAGAGAATCCGACGTTCCCGTCCATACCCTCGTCGCGATTCTGCGAGCACGTAATGTCCGCGTCATCTTTTATATCATGGAAGAACCGCTGGTTGCGTGGGAGTTTGTCGAGAGATTGCTTCCGGTGAGTAAGCGCGTATTTGTCCAAAATAACGCCTATGACCACCCCAAGGTGGGTATCATGCCGATTGGAATACGGGATTGCGGGTCTATCGTCGCCATGCATCGCCGGTTCGACCAAAAATGCCTCCTTGAAAAGGGGGCGTCGCTTCGCACAGGGTTGGGCGCAGATGCTCGCCCGATTAAATGTTTGCTTTGTTTCAGTATATGGACACATCCGACGCGTCAGGAGTGCTATGACCTCTTTACCGGTTCGAGGCCGACAGGTTCGCAATCATTCGTGTATAATCTGAATGACGCCAATGATAACGCCGCATTGTGCGAAGAACGAGAGAAACGGAATACCGCGGAGTTTTTTTATGAGAAAGTCCCACCAGCGGTCATCTATGATAAAACACTCGAAAGCCGATACGCACTTTGTCCTCGTGGAGTCGGTGTGGATACACACCGGTTCTATGAATGTATTTATCTCGGATGCGTTCCGATTGTCCTCCGGACGAATACTGCGTTTGACCGGCTCTATGCGGCGTTTCCATGCTTGGTCGTCGAGAGATGGACCGACGTTACAGAGGAACTCCTCGATCGGTCCTACACGGATTGTTTCGCCAAGATGCGCGAATTTCACGCGAAATACCCGCGTTTTTTGACGGATCTCGATAGTATTGAGGGGTTGTTACAGGGGCTTTGAGCCCGTGCTTTAGAGTATATTCTCAGTAGTATATACTAGTGTAATGATTCTAACGAAACGACGACGCTGGTCGATGAAATACAAGCGCAGCATCAACTGCCGACGGCCGCGTGGATTCTCTCAGCGCCAGCATTGTAAGTATGGGCGGCGAAAATCGAGGTCGTCGAGAGATTAAATTGATATGCTTTTATGGAACGAGTATAAATGTATCGCTGCTTACTATCGTATCTTATTCAATACAAATGAAGTCGTTGTTTCGTGGCCTTATTGAACGTGTGAGTTATTCTGTCAAATCACATACCGCTGTGGCTGCGGCTGTGCCTCCCGTATTAGGACGCTGGGGCATTCAATATGACCAACGGATTATCGACCGCAAAATCACCCAAGCAAATGAAGACCATTGTGGGTGCTGCGTCGCCGATGACTCGGAGAAGAATAAAACCGAAGCGGTGAAGAAAAGTAGCAGCAGCGTTGTGCGGTATGAAAAAAAAGAGGAGTATTTATTGCCGTATGTAATGTAATGAAATGAAATATAATATAACCAATACGTATATTGTATTTTTTATATAATGATAAAAAAAACCAACTGGACAAATGTGTTTCAGCTATTACCATCATTACTCGCGGGCATGCTTCTTATTGTAGTTATGGTCATTCAAATGAACAGTCCAAGTGAGACGATTCCGCATCTTGGCATTTCGACGGTTTATGTCGAGTATTTGCTTTCATTTATAGCAAGTTTCGTTCTGTTTTGGTTGATGCTCCAACCATTTGTTTCTCTCCTTATTCGGGGCGACTGGTCGAATATTGTTCCGAGTGGTTATTTATTTTTGTCCATTTACTCCGTTGTGGCGATAATACTCAGCCCATTTGGGTTGTTAAGCATTCGGTTCTTTATACAAGACGAAACTTATGTGAAATATATTTCAATGACTACAATCGTAAGCACCCTAGCGGTATTGTATTTTACGTTTAGAGCGACGTTGGGGTGAATGAACCGTGCGGTAATAATGCGACATGATGTTTAGAATAATATACATAATATACATCGTGAGTATATATTCGGGAATAAAGGTAGAATGAAGAAGTGTATTGCTGTTATGGCCTTTGCGGTTATTTTCTTGGCGGCGGTGTTTTTATTTATGCGGAATTACCCTAGCGACCGGTGGTTTTCGGGTGTGTTTATCGTGGCGGGTGGGGTGTCGTTGTGGTGTGTGTGGGGGGCGGAGGCGGAGGCTGATGAAGTCATAGAGCCAACTGAAACAGCCCCAGTGGATACGAATACAAAATGAGCAATTTTATATTCTCTCGATACTACATATCCAAACCATCATGAACGTGAATCTCAGTTTCAATCTCACAAAATACGCCGGCGTTATGGTGTTTTACGCAGTGCTGACGTATCTCCTCTTCCCCGCGATTGCCTATTTCTTATTCGGAAAGACATTGGAGGCGGCTGGCAATGGTTTCATCGTCGGAAGCGTCGTCTCGGTGGTTCTCTGGAAGATGTATGGGTATGGGTTGGTGAAGGGGGCGTAAGTGGGATGTATCATACCCCACAACTACAAATGATGCTTAATAATATACGCGCTTAATAACCCGGTCATCGTAGAAAAAAACAGAACGGTTTTTGCTATATCAAAAAATTCATTTTTATCAGGAATGTGAATTTTTATTTGGTCGCCAACGTGTATATATTTGTGTTCTTTGTGTTTGCCATTCTTTCCAATATTGAAATGGATAAGCGCCTCCATAAAAAAGATAATGAATGTGATGAAGGTAATTACGATAAATACGGTTCGCATTTTTACTATATATAACGCCGAGAATATCATCCCACCCCTAGATTATTATTAGTAGTTGTCAAATATGAAATCCGGATCGCCTGTAATCACGCGAAGTGCTTGGGTGATGTAGGCGCGTTCAACGGCGTCGGCTTCATAATAGTCCCAATATACGTCTTGAATGCTGAGGTCGTAGTAGCGCGTATTATTCTTGACCCGAACATTCGTGAAGTGGCTTATCGTGCAGTGATAAGGTGATGGTGGATAATCATTTTTTACAAAGACGCCTTTGCTATTGAGGTGGGCATATTCCGGTCGTTTTTCTCGGATGAGGTACATTTTGCCGGGTTGAAGGTCGGTTGGGAGAACGAGTCGAAGTGGTCGCATTGGTCGTCGTGTGTTTGGTTGTTCGTTTGTTTGATGTTATTGACCGATGATGTGATTGGTTGATTCAATTTTATGGTAGGGTTGATGGTATTACTCCACGATGAACCCGTATTTTGCATGTACTTTTTCCCTCAGCTTCACGATTTCATCCTTGAGTATATAATTTGCAGGTAATACCATACGCATTTCTTCGCGAACACCGTCCTCTTGTCGTTTTCTTTCATATACCAAATGAGGTTTCTCTCTTTTCACAACAATCGATATATATTTTGGCAACGCTGTATCTGATGCGGCGGCGGCAGCAGCACCAGCAGTAGCATCTGGAAATATATCCCTTTCTAGATCGCTGGCAACATTATTGGCGTGTTCCAATTTTTGTAAAAGAGGAACTTTTTCGGATTTGCTTGTCACCCACGGTTTTTCAAGTTTGGGGTGATCGACTTTGAAGTATTCTCTAGACCGCGTGTGTTCTTTATCCAACCATTCGTGGTTATACGTCACATAACGTTTCATCATTTCTTGGGTCAAACCTGGTGGCAATTGTTTCGCATCGTTTCTTCTTTCGCGCTTGATTTCACCACCACTAACGGCAGAATTGTATTTTTGATGTTCTTGTAATGTGGCGATATGTAAATTATCATATCGGTTATTCAAGGGGTTTCGGTCAAGGTGAGCCACCACATTGGTGTTGGCGGTGTAATCTCCTTGTCCCCACGTGTCCATAATAACTTGATGGATGAAGACGTTATTACTATGACACGAAATATATCCGTTCTGCGTCCGATACCACGTCATTTTTTCTCCTTTGTTGTGTTTGGTCTCATAGTCCAGTATTTTTTGATAACTCGCGGGGCACAATTCGCAATATTGATTCGGCTCGCAATACATAATGATATCTGTCACTTCACCTGTCAGGGTGTTGGTGATTTCCCAGATTGGATTTTTCATTTGATTGGCTGTGCGACCTTGTGTTTTTGTGTGGCCGGGTTTGAACGTGACAACAGCGGTGGGGGAACCGGAACCATATTTATGGGTGATATATTCGTGTTGTTGTTGGAATTGGTGGGTCATCACAGGATAAGATAAATATACGGGAATGAATATATACGCGAAACGAAGAATAAGTGTATCGTATCTATGGATTACATTAAAAGAGAAGAATTAATTTCAATTTTTCACAACAAAAAATTGAAATTACTATTTACAAATTCACGATATAAGTATAGGTATAAATATGCCAAAGTGTACGTTTGTGGTCTCGTCGTCCGGGAACGGGTGTGAAGAAGAAGCAAAATACAAGTTCAAACATGACGCGAAGGCGTCTCGGTGTAAAGCGCATATGTTGGAAGGAATGAAAAACGCCTCGTCGAACTTGTGCTGCTATGGCGACTGTATCAAAAGTCCAATTTACAATTATGTCGGGCACACAGCAAAATACTGTATACTTCACAAAGAACCCGAAATGATAAATGTGATAACTCCGCGGTGTATTCATCCTGGGTGCGAAACACAGTCATTATATAATTTTCCAGGCCAACAAGGTAAATACTGTGTCACCCACAAGATGCCAGGTATGATTGATGTCAAACATTCTGGTTGTTTGGAAGAAGGATGTAAAAAAAGAGCAACATACAATATTCCAACAGAAAGCAAAGGGCTTTATTGTTCGCATCATAAAAAAGACAACATGGTAGATGTCAAACACAACTTTTGCGCCCACAAAGGATGCCTCACCCGTCCAAACTACAATCTTCCTGGCGAAACCAGAGGCACCCACTGTGTGGTGCATAAGACCAAAGATATGATTAATGTGACATCAAAAACGTGCGCTCATCCTGGATGTTCGAAACAACCTACGTTCAATACAGAAGGAGAAACGGCAGGATTGTATTGTTTTGAACACAAATTGGCGGGAATGGTTAATGTCAAACAACAAACTTGTAAAAGCGAGTGGTGTTCAACTCGCCCCCATGACAAATACGACGGATACTGTATGTTCTGCTATATGAATTTATTTCCAGACAAACCGGTCGCGCGCAATTTCAAGACGAAGGAACGAGTGGTTGTTGAATATATTATGTCGCATTTCCCTAAGTTTACATGGGTCGCAGATTCGCGTGTTGCTGGTGGATGTTCGCGTCGTCGCCCTGACCTAATGCTTGACCTCGGATATCAAGTTGTTGTTATTGAGGTGGATGAAAACCAGCATATCACATATGATTGCAGTTGCCAAAACAAACGCCTGATGCAAATATCACAAGATGTCGGTCATCGGCCCATAATATTCATTCGCTTCAATCCGGATGATTATACCGACGAAAAAGGTGAGAGTGTTCCTTCGTGTTGGGCGCAAAATGGAAATGGAATAATGGCGGTGAAGAAATCAAAGAAGAAAGAATGGGACGCACGATTGGAGAGGTTACGCGACCAAGTAGAATATTGGACGAACCCCGAAAACGCGACGGGGAAGACGGTTGAAATTGTGGAGTTGTTTTATGATTGTGAATGAATATCATGAACGAACGTAAGGAACGAACGTGAATAAATAACGATAAATGTAAAATACTTATTTTTATTTGTATTTCATAAAATAAGTATTGTAATAAAACGTGTCGAAAAAAATGCAATTAATTCGAGTAAGCTAACCCCCCCATCCCGGACATAACCCTCAGGACGTTGTAATTCACGGCATACACGCGAACCTTGGCAGTGTTAGTTCCCTCAACGGTGGCGTTGGAAAGAACAAGCTGAAGGGTAGCGTTATCAATACGAGAGAAGTTGCACGAGCCGGAAGGCTGGTGTTCCTCGGGTCTCAGCGCGAAAGAATACAGGTTGATACCGGTATCAGGGGCGCGAGTGTGGTGCTGCCAAGGCTGAACGAGGTCGAAGTAAGTTCCTTCGCGCTCAGAGAAGCGATCCTGGCCGTTAAGCTGGAGCTTGGCAGTGACGACTGGGTTCTCACCCCAGCAGTGCATGTCGAGAGAAGTCTCGGTGAGGACAAAAGTGCCGGCATCAGAGACACCGGAGGTCACGCCGCCGCTGCCGAAGTTGGGCAAGTTGTAGTTGGCGGAAGCGGCCTGGTCGGAGCCGAGCTGCCACCAAGAGGTCTGGGTGGTGTAGACATCCTGAGCACCGGCATCGTTGAAGAGGCCGGAGGCGCTGATGTAAGAGCCGGTGGTGTTGGCGACGGAGTCGTGAGAGCCAAAAGCCATGATGGCGTTGGGGAGGGCATCGACGGCGTCGGTGTAGTTGAAGGGCTGAGCGCCGAGGAGGCGGTTAAGAACGGTGCCGGACTCGAGAGAAGAGCAGTAGTCGACGTTCTTGTCGGGCTGGACAACCCAGATAAGCTCCTTCACGGGGTGGTTGAAGTTGAGCTTGATCTTGTTGGAAGAGGAACCGACGGACTCATCACCAGTGAACTGAAGCTGCTCGATGAGGTACTCGTGGGGGTTCTGGGCCATACGCCTGCGCTCATCGGTGTCGAGGAACACGTAGTCGACGTAGAGAGATGCGGCGACGAGGGACTGGTTGTAGGCGGAAGTGACCTTAACGGCGGCGCCAGCGGTGTTGTTCAAGCTGGACATAGCCCACAAGCACTCCTCAATGGGGCGGATATCAAGGTTGATCTTGACCTCGTGGTACTGAAGAGCGATGAGGGGAAGGGCCAGACCGGGGTTGCGGCAGAACCAGAACTGAAGGGGGACATAGAGGGTGGTCTCGGGGAGAGCATTGCGGGGAGCGCAAACCTGGCGAGGGGCGTTGGCGTCGCAAGGGCCATCAATGTCGTTGAAGGAGGGGTCGGTGATGAAGGTGAGCTGGGTGGTGTTGCCGATCATCTTGAAGTAGCCGCGCTGCTGCTCGGTAGACATGGTAAGCTGATTCCAGATGTGCATCCAGTCGCCGTATTGGCGGTCGATGCGCTGGCCACCGATCTCAACCTCAACCTGAGAGATGAGCTGCTCACCCGGGAAGTCGAGCCAACGGGCATAGACGCCAGTGGAACCAGAGGTGTTCTTAAGAGACTGGCTGATCTCAGGGAGAGTCACCTGAAGGTAAGTGCGGTAAGCCAAATCACCGTTACGGGAGATGGTGCAGGTCACACGGCGACCGAAGTCGGCCTGGCCGTTAAAAGTCTGCTCGATAGACTCCATGGCGAAGTTGGTGTGACGCTTGTAGCTGACCTTCCAGAAAGTGATCTGGGGATTGCCAGTCAGGTAAACGTCTTGAGCGCCATAGGCGACAAGTTGCATAAGTCCTCCACCCATTATAAATGCTTGTTATACTATTGAAAAAGAAAAAAAATCCGCGAAATGAACATATTTTCCGCAAAATGGAATTAAACAAAAATTGCTAAACTTCTTATATACATTTTCAATTCCATTCGGTGGCAACATTATATTTCGATGTCACTATTCAAATATAAACCGCCCAAAAAGATTATGCTTGACGAAAGAAGCATTACAACGCTAGATAGTAAGCATAAAGAATTACAGTCGGAGTTTCAATATATACAAGATACAATTATACCTGAACTCGAAAATGAAAAAGCCCGACGTAAGGAACGATTACAGTTCCTAAAGGGTGGTGGTGGCAGCTACGCTAAATCGGGCGCACATGAGCGTTCGGATAGTGACGATAATGATACCGCCAACAGTTCCTTGATTAATACCAGTGAAACGAGCGACAAAAAAACGACGAAGCAGCCAAGCGTCCTTGAAGAATGCCTAGAGATCCGCGATCGTATCAAAGAAATCAACGCCACAATTAAAAAGTATCAACAGGATTATAAGAACTATTATCTACATAACAGCGAGTTCATTTTCGAGTATTTCGAGACAAAGAAGACAATCACAAATGGCGGCTCTACGAAAACAAAATCGCTAAATGCTTTCTTCAATCTACCGGAAGCGAAGAAGACCGAAGAATTATTCAAAAATCAGCACAATAATGTTGAAAAATACCTCGCAAGTATTGATCAAAGTTATATGGATGTTTCTAAATATGTCTACTCCACCGACATATGTCAATTCTGTCGGCAAGGTGAGATGATTCCTATCGAAAGTGAAGGAATCATGGTGTGTAATAAATGCTCTAAACAAGTCGTTTTTCTTATTGATAATGAGAAACCTTCTTATAAGGAACCGCCTAAAGAGGCGTGTTTTTACGCATATAAACGCATCAACCATTTCCGCGAGATTCTCGCGCAGTTTCAGGCGAAGGAGACCACGTCGATACCTGAACATGTGCTCGAAAGCATCAAACAGCAAATCAAGAAGGAACGAATTGAAATCTCTCAATTCACCGATAAGAAGGCGAAAGAAATCATGAAGAAACTCGGATTTAATAAATACTATGAACACATTCCATTTATTAAAGATAAGTTGGGCATTAAACCTCCAGTCATGACGCCGGATTTGGAAGAGCGGTTGTGTAACCTCTTCATGGAAATCCAAGGCCCGTATGCGAAGTTCTGTCCCGACGACCGTGTGAATTTCCTGAATTATTATTATACGGTGTATAAGTTATGCCAGCTCCTTGGCCGAGACGAGTTCCTGCCATTTTTCCCGATGTTGAAAGACCGCGAGAAGCGGATAGAACAAGACCAGATATGGAAACAGATCTGTCTGGAATTTGATTGGGTGTTTATACCGACGCCGTAGGTGCGTAACGAAGTGGAGCCGAACGAAGTTGGAGCCGAACGAAGTTGGAGCCGAACGAAGTTGGAGCCGAACGAAGTTGGAGCCGAACGAACTTACGTCCGCTTCGCTTTCCGTCTATGATTCCGCACTGTCCCCACCCCTCCACTCGCGAGACTGTGCGTTTTATAAAACACTTGTGCGTTATTCGTAAATAACCCAGAAAAGCAAACACAAGGATTATATGGCTCAGTAACTGCCTCTGTAATCGTCAATTCATATTCCGTAATATGATAACTACCGTTATTGCGAAGTGTTATCGTATATGTCCCTGCCGCGGTCGATCGGGAGGTCGTAATCGCGCCAGTCGTCGCATTCATCGCAATAGCGCCGCTACCCCCACCTACGATATGTAATATTGAATACGAACGACTGTTGATCAACGCCGCCGCAGTCGATGTTCCAGCCGAGGCGGAGGTGGCAAATGAACGCACGATTGTAGGGGATGTCGCTGCGCCTGTAATCACCGTGCGCGTATAAGGTGTATGACCCATCATGTAAAGTTCATACGGTGTGTTGTTGCCCGCATATACCCATTTCACACCGAGAGGCGCACTCGATGATGCTGGCGCACCTATAAGCACATTATTCGCGCGGGTATTACTCCATCCTGAACTCGCATTGGCCGCCTCCGAGTAATTGTTGGCAAGGGTAATTGTCCCCAAATGAACCGTGAGATTGGTATTTACGTTCGTATAATTGGCGACGATATAACTGTGAGCGTGATCAGTTGCCCCAGTCGTATAACAATTCGCGATGCTTTTGTTTGTGGAATTCGAACCCGGAACCCTACCGAGAATACCGCCACCAGTTGCTAAAATCGCGCCGAGTGAATAGCAGTTGGCGATGGTCACGACTCCAGAATCGCTTCCGATGATTCCACCAGCGAGGTCGTTAATCGTGCCTGTGCTATAACACTCACTCACGGCATAGGCACCACCGCCATTTCCTCCGGTTAGATGACCAGATATTCCTCCTCCGTTCTCGGTAATCACACCAGTCGAGTAACAATTTATAACATCAGCGGTTCCGCTTGACTCGCCAGTTATACCGCCAGCAAAATGCCCGATTGCGCCAGTTGTCCAACAGGATTCACATCGAAGTGCGCCAGCCGATGCCGGAGAATGGCTTCCAACGATACCGCCGGCATGTTGGTCGATTGCGCCCACGGAAGAGCATGCTACGCACTTTACAGGCCCGCAATAATGTCCGATGATACCACCACTATTGTTACTTATCGGGCCATTTGAATGACAGTTCATGATGATATTACTGGAAGCAGTCGTATTATTCCCGAAATGTCCCTGACCGACCCACCCGCCACCATTTACGATATGCGCTCCGCCTGTTGCGCGGATTTCGAGGTTCATGACATAGATATTATTATATCCGTTTGTTCCACCGCCATTGCCCGAACCATTTTGAACAAACCCCGCGTAATTCGTGATTCCGTCGATTGTAATCACCGTTCGTGTTCCATCTGGTTTTAATACGCGAGAACCGATTTGGATATTGTCTGTATTACATACAAAATATCCATTATTTCCCCCAATCGTCGCGTCGATGGTTATATCCGTAACGAATTCGATGGTTAATACTCCCAATGATGTATCTGAATTATATATATAAGAAACCCAATAAAGGTCATACCACGTGATTTGATCTATACTGTATTCTATAATCTGTCCTACTGCGGTTTGGCGGATATATACAGTAGTTCCACCCGGCTGGTAGAGTTGAGGAGCACCCACAGCAAATCCCATCTCGCTCATCGGACCCAACAATAGACGCGGGGTAGTCTCGCTAGCGACGTTGGTGGTGCCTACCGTTTCATGCGAAACCATTTCCGGAAAAACATAACCATAACCGCGTTGAATCGCATACGATACGCCGTCTACAATCAAGTTTCCCGGGCTACTTGTCAAATAGACTAAATAAGTATTTGAAAAGGAGGAAGCACCATGGTCGTGATGTGCCGGTGTATCTCCCGCAATCCATCGCATAGGTATTGATGTGACGTTGGCGGATAAGTGAAGTCCCATCGCTTCAAATAATTCTGACCGAATTCTTGATGTTAAAGGGATTGTGAAATACTCGGACATGCTACTCGTCGTGCTTGTCGTGATCTTTGCTTGAATCCGTGCTTTTGCGCCAACGACTTCAGGGCGCGAAACCAACCATTCGATGCTTTCATCGGAGAATACATATCGGTATTGATTCGCCATAATGAAATGAAATGAAATGAAATGAAATGAAATGTATAATATACTTAGATATAATATACATTGGCCCATGAAGTTCAAAAGTCAGTCATCGCCGTAGCTTCCACCTTCACCCACGACTCCGGGCATAAATCCCGTGTATCATGTGAAACGCCTGGACCGAACCAAATACTCGGGTAGCAAACGATTTTCGCGGGATTGGCGTTGAAATACGCTCCCCACCAGCTAAATGTGCTGTTGGCAATAATATTATGGTCGCATACACTCATGAGTAGCAGCTGCTGCCAATCAGCGATGGTATCACGGACAAAATGAAACTCGATGTCGCGTCCGTAGGCTGGCCCGGTTGTATCCGTAGCGCAGCGGTCCTTCAATGCTGCGACGTGTTTCAATACAATATTTTTATCACATGGTTCATAGAATACAAGAAACGAATAACGCGGCGTCGTCGTCGTCGTCGTCGTCGTCGTCGATATAATATGCGACAAGGCGCGATAATAATACTCTACCGACATAACTGGATGAATATGTAAATTCAACACCGAGTCGCCGATACGAAAGTGCGTACTTACCAATATCCGCGACTTTTGCGGTGATGCGGGGTAGTCGCTACTCCACGTTTCACTTCCGTATATATTTTTTATCCACGATTGTTGATGTGAAAGCTGTAACATTGCGCATATCTCGGCATATTTATCTGCGAAATATTTTTCACTTTGAAAATAACCATGAAGACGAAGAGGTTTCGTATAATTCTTTGTTTCGGTTGGAACTGGGGTGTGTTGAAACCCGATTTCATCCCAACGTGACAACGAGTGAAACATTTTATCGGTGATTGCGTTGCTTGGCGTAAGATAACGACGCAGACCACGAAATATTGTGCTCCAGTGTGTATGCCTTGGGTGTCCTGGATTCCCGGGTAAATCGCTGTATTCCATGAAAAAAAACGCGTCGTTATTGCGAAGTGCTGCGGCGATAGTTGTGAATATTTGGAACAGTTGATTACCCAACCCGCCCATAATTGTGATTGTAATCATGATTCGGTATATATTTACACGAAAGATACAGTATATAAAGACAACAATTTTAAGTTTATTTAGAGTCATAGAATTACAGAATTACAGAATTACGATGCTTCGGCGATTTTCCGATATTAAACACGCGATTTACATCAATTTGGATTCACGCACAGACCGTCATGTGTTATTTGAATCTCAGATTGAAAAACTTCACGGACAATATCCCGCCGATTTTTCATTTTATCCTGTTTCGCGATTTTCCGCAATTCAGCATGAGCATGGCGCGATAGGTTGTTCCAAAAGTCACATCGAATGTTTGCGTATTGCGAAAAATAATGGCTGGGATCATGTTCTTATCTTTGAAGATGACGCGCATTTCATTCATCCTGAGATATTGGTTCATCAGGTTTCGTCGTTTCTATCACGGTTTCACGACGAATGGGATGTTCTGTTACTATCTGGGAATAATTTCCCGCCATTTAAAATAGAAGAGCCTGACTGTTTTCGGGTTGCGAATTGTCAAGTCGCGACGGCTTATCTTGTATGTAGTCGCTATTATGACACACTGCTTGAAAACTTTGAAAATGGTCTCGCGGGACTTGAAGCCAACCCAGAAAATAAACCTGAATTCGCGTGTGACATGTACTGGAAACGGCTCCAGCGAACGGACCGATGGTATCTTATTACACCGATTTGCGTGACACAGCGACCCGGATATAGTGATATTGAAAAACAAGTGGTTAATTATGAAAATGCGATGACTGACTTGGTAAAAAAGAGACCACCGCCTCCCCGACGACGATGATAAAGTTAATCGTCTGTTAGATAGTGATCCACTACCCACCATCCAAAGTCGCGGTCGCTCGGATAATGATGACCCGCCATAATTCGGATATTCGCACACTTGGTTGCGATTTCCATTACTGCGTGCGTCTTTGCTGGGAATTTTCGTGCGAGTATTTTTGCTAAATAATACGCCTGAACTGCGTGACCGGATGGATAGGCTGGCGTCGCTGCGGAGTCGGAATGAAGGAGTGTGCCATTTTGTTCGTTGATGAGTTCAGGCGCGATTTTTGCTGGACGCGCGCGATTATATTTCCATTTCAACATTTTGGTGACAAACATGACACGCGAACTCGTCATAATTTTATCCATGTCTTCCAATGTCATTTCATCGGGTTTGATTACGTTTGTAAATGGCGCAGCGGGATTCATATCGGTCATGCGAAAAAATGCGACGTCACTTGGCATTCGCTTCATAATGTATTCGCTCACGACGAGATCGACCTCGATGCGACTATCCGGAAATGCTTTACCTATACCGGGTATGGATATATTAAATGACGGATACCACCAATAATATCGGGTAGGTTGGACGAGTAGAACGATGATATACGCAATCATGAATGCGACGAATATTCGAAAACGGTCAGGGTCGCGTTCAACAATATGATAGTGATATGACCCGATCCGTTCTCGTAGTTCCGTTACTGCGCCGCTTTCTTTTTTCGGCGGGGGCAATCCGACCCATGACCGAAATTCATTTATGTGAGGCAATACAACCATTTCTGTAATATATACTTGAAGCATATATTATAGCATAATTCTACTCTGGTGCGGCGACGACGATGACGACTCAGTCGTATTTACACGCGGAGGGGGGTGGGGAAACCGACGAGGTTGGCACCGATACCGAAGCCAGCACCGGTTCTCGCTGAAACGGCAAGGCTGGGGACATAGGTATCCAAAATACTAAAGGTAGCCGCAGCGGTAAGGGCAATAAGCGCGACCTCATCGAATGAAAGGCTGCGTTTAGGAATAGCATAGGCAGCGATAGCCACCATAACACCTTCAACCAAATACTTAATGGTTCTCTTGACGAGTTCGCCTAAATCAAAAACACCGGACATTGAATGATTTATTATAAATAATAATAAGAAATTAATATTTACAAGTGCTGTTTTATTCCAGATAATTCCGCGATTGTCGAAAATCGATAAACGCGTTAAATCACTTAAACAACTATGTTATACTATATTATAGTTATGTCGCAACAAGTCCCTACTCACATCCCCGCCCCTGCGGGCGTCGAATTGAAAGAGACCAGAACTGGTGATGTAAATCCTAAATATATTGACTTGTTAGAGGAAGACAAGCCTATTGCTGGACAGAAGTTTGCGTGTCTCTCCTTTGTTTCTCCGGAATCGATTTTGAAGCAGAAGGACCATTTCTTCTTCGAGAAGTTTCTCCACTACTGGGACTACCAGAAGTCGATGGAGAAGTTCGTGCAGTTCCTTAATTTCGTTTCATTCAAATACCATGTCAGTTTCGACAAGCTGACCGCCGACTTTCAAGAGTTTGCTAAAGAAGAGAAAGAAACGCTTCAGAAGACGAACATCTACGACGAGTATAAGACTTTCTTAGATAAGCACGAGGATGACTTGGAGACTGAATTCAACGAGAAGCATAACTTTCAGACATCGGTGCGTGGATTGAAGGTCCGCGGTGTATTCGGCTCACAGAAGGAGGCGGAATTGCGTTGCCAGATGTTGCGTGAGGTGGATCCCAACCATGACGTATTCGTCGGTCCGGTTGGATTGTGGGTGCCGTTTCACCCTGACGCCTATAAGACTGGTCGTGTTGAGTATATGGAGGAGACCTTGAACCAGTTGATGGCGGAGAAGAAGAAGAACGAAGAGCAGGCCAAGACTGAGTTTGATAAGCGTGTCAAGGATACGAAGGCGAAGGCGATTCAGGAGAATATGAAATTGGCGAAAGAGAGCGGCAATAAGCTCACGCAGATGTTGGCGAAGGACGGCGAGACGTTGGTCGATGCAAAGCCGAAGGACCTCCTCGCGCGCAGCGACGCAAGCGAGAGTGTCGGTGGAGGTATCTGGAACGCGAGTGATGAAACCGCGTCCGTATCAATGACTGTGGAAGAGATGCGCAAGGAGCTGTTCGAGAGCGATGATGTCGTCATGGATAAGAATAGTGACCACGGATTGTCGAAGCTCACCTCGTCGGAGGGTGAGACAACCAAAATGGATTCGGTTGATTAGTAATTGAATATTCTAAATGAAAACAAAGGTCATTATTACTACTGTCGCATACAGTAATAATAATGTGATATGAAAGATTATTTTATCTACCATTTCTTGGTAAATGTAACGTTGGCATTCCAACCACTAGACTGGCTGTAGCCTCCGCCAAAACTAAGAGATGAATTCTTTGCTTCAGCAGCAGCAGATGAGGCAGAAAAATCCATAGAAGTCGTGGTCGTTTTAGGTGTCGTAAATTGGAGAGTTTTCATGGAAGAACGAATAATGAATTATATTATAGGATAATATTATTTATTATAATTCGAAGATTAAATTGTTTATTATTACTAGTCGTGTGAATTCGTTACTTAGACGGACTGCGCGACACAGTAATAATAATCATTAAAAACTGTTTTGTCTTTGACACTGCGGCTCATTTTGGCGGCGGAAAAGCCTTCAGCGACGGCGGCTTTCGCAATCGTATCCCATGTCTTCAAGAGTTGGTTTGAATTGACTAGGCGTTTCTCGACTTTCTTACCGGTGGTTGAAATTTGGACACTAATCACTGGGTTGGCCTGTCCTTGAATAACTGCCTGTGTCATCGTGTAATAACTCTCTTTTAAAGCGAGACCGTAATAGCCTTCATTGGAAGTTTGATTTTCAGCCCAAATCGTCGACTTGAGTGCGTTTTTGCACGCATTTAAATACGTCTTCAGGTTCTTCATGTCGTTTTCGCTTGGTGTCTGTCCCACAGAGATTTTCCATTGCTGATACTCTTTCAGGAGTGTAGAATTCAGTATTTTACCACGGTCAGAGAACTTACAGCACTGGAATATAAATGTCTCAACACTAAACTGTGCTGGGTTTTCGGCCTCGGTCGCGATAACTTTCTTGTAATCCACCGTCTTCAACTTGATACCCTGATAGCCGTGAATACGATCGATGCGTTTGGGTTTGAATTTGACGTCCATATAATGCTTCAGTGCGTGGAAGGTCTCTTTTGTTGGCTTCGTATGTGACCATAGACGAAACCGACCTTCAAGATTCACGGACTCTTCTTCGACATCGGGTCGCACGATACAGCATGTCGCGACGAATTGGTCGAACTTTTGCGTCATTTCATTATCAGGGAGAAGAATGTGTTGATTGAATGGGGATTCATTTTCGCTTGCGACGATTTGAAGTGCTTGCGACTGTTGCGCGGTCTTCTCTTTGAGTTCATTGTTTGCTAGAGTGAGGTCGTGGATAGTCTTCTTTTTCAATTCGAGGTCAGTAACAAGCTTCGCGTTCTCGGCCTCCAATTCTTGATTGCGTTGAATAAGCCTGTTAAAGTTTTCCACATTGTACATTGTAGCGTGAATAATGTCTTCGATGTGCTTTGTAAGGCGTGCAATCGTGAAATTGGTGTTATCATATGCGATGATTTCGGTTTTGTTTTTACCTGCGACTTCAATCGTGCGAAGTTGGCGCTTGATTTTTGGGTGCGATTTAATGTGGTTCTCAATTTCAGATCTATTGGTCACACGAAATGCCGCGGCGAGGATGAAATTATTATATTTCTTGTGATGGTCTGCGACGCGAGTAGCGAGGTCGTTAGTCTGTCCGAATTTGATGAGTTTTTCGTTGTCGGCATTGGTGTTGTCGATGGTGCCGAAATAAATGGTTTGAGTATTCACTGGAAATTGGCTGATAAGAGTTTTTTCAATTGCGCGTTTCTTTTCTTGGGTCAGGGTGATGGTGGCTTGGTTAAGGGTGCTGATGACTTCGTTCTTTTGTTCGAGCTGGGCGTTCTTTTGTTCGAGTTGGGCGCGAAGCTCATTTGTTTGTTCGTCGACGGTCATGAGAATAATTTCTTCGAGACGCAAATAGTAGTCATGGATTTCACCAGCTTTCTTGGTCTGCGCTTTAAGGCAGAGAAGTTTAAAGCACCGGATGGTGAGTTTGATGGTTTGCTTGTTTTGACCGCCATTTTTTGGTTTAGATGGAACCGTATTTTCGGATGGATGTTCTTCGTCACTACCACCGGATTGTTGATCTTGTTTTGATTTTTTAAATTCAGGAATTGACACAGTATAATCAACGTTGAGTTTGAAGTTGGATTCGATCATCATTCTTGCGGTTATCTTCTGCGTGAATCCCAACCATTTCCATACATCATCCAAATCAACGACGAAATCTGTATTTTTATCATAATTCAGGTAACAGTAAAAACTAGCAACAAACAATTGCTGTTCAAATGTGCTGAAGTTTTCTTGGATTTTTTCGAGGAGAAGATTGTTGTATTGTTGTGACAACCTTGTAATCGGATTTTTCTCGATGAGTTCAACAATGTTGAGGGTTGCAGAAGAAGCAGCGCAGGCAGAAGAAGCAGCAGAGGACATCGTTATGAGCGTATGTTATACTATGTATATACGGATGTCTTTAAGTTGGTTTCGCTTTATGGATGTAAAGCGGTTTTTATGAAAACGCTTTTTTTTCATAAAATTGAACAATTGTCTATCTGAACTGTTGTATGTAAAACACTGTATTTACATCATGCCGGAATTCACGCGTGATTTGGATGAGTTGGTTCATCATTTCAAGTCACAAAAGGTTCAATTAACGATACATTTGGAGAAAAATTATCGAGAGAATATCCATTATACAAAGTCACGAGTTACTGGTGTTGGCGATAATAGAAAACATGGCGGACATAACCGTATCGTATATATGCTGACGGAAGAAGCATTTGAACTGCTGAAAAACTCATTCAAGTTGAGAAGTAAATATATTGTAGACGTGTCAGATAATGTAAAGTGTGTCAAATTCCCGATGTGCATCGAGGGGCAGACTATAGGGTTTATTGAAAATGCGTATCGAGGATTACGTGCCATGTCGCGTCAGTTCCGAATTGGTCCGTATTTTGCGGATTTGTGCTTCACAGATGATTTCATTGTAGTGGAGTGTGATGAATACGGTCATCACGACAGACCTGCCGCGGAGGAAGTGGCGAGAGAGGACTTCATCAAGAATCAAGGTTACGCAATGATTCGCTACAATCCGAACGAAGCAGAGTTTGACTTATCGGATGTGTTGAATATGATAAATATGAGGTTAATGTTGCTTTTATAATTGAAAAGCGGATGTATAAAAGCGATGTATGTAATTAGGCCGCTTTTATAAATGAAAGCAATATTTATGAAAGCGATGACAAAATTATACTTGCTTTTATAAACTAAAAGAAAAAAATAGGATTAAAATGCTAATTTCAACAAACCGCTTTAGGCTAGACCAAATCGGTTTTCTATTAAATGATAATTTCGGAATCTTGCTACACCCAAATGTGAAGCAACTTTCCATCACCACTTGCTCTTCTTCACGTTAATCTTCGGCGCCTTACTGTTTTTCGCAGCATTAGGGTCATACGACTGCTCGCTTTCATCATCAGAACCGAGATTCTTCGATATTTCCCAGAACTCCTTACTGCCCAGCTTGAAAGGCCCGTGCTGTTGTGCCTTATACCAGAAGATTTGGTCTTGTAATTTGTTCGATTTCGCGTTGTTATTGATGACCAGACACTCATAATTCTCGGTGCACTGGTCCATGACCTGACAAAAGCTCTCAAATGTGGGGAACATGCCCGCATAGTTGTCGTAGATTCGCTTACGATTCGCAATATATGGCTCACGGAGGATAAAAACGTAGTCGATATTCGTGCGGAGATTTGGAGGGATACCAAGGGGATATTGCATTGTGATGACTAACATGATCTTCCAATGACGCCCGTTCATGAAGAGGAGGCGCATCATCACGTCCTTCGTCCATTTGTTATCATACAGGCAATCATCCAATACAACGAACGTCCTTGGGTCAATGGATGACTTCTTATACATATCCTGTTCTTTTTTGACCTGCTTTAGGACTGCCTTTTGTCGCTTGAGAATATTCTCGATGATGGCCGTATTATACGCATCATGGATGAATAGTTTTGGCACATGGGCTGCAAAGAAACCGTTGCCTGCTTCTGTTCCGGAGATGACCGTGCCGATGGGGATATCTTGGTGGTGAAACATCAAGTCCTGAACGAGGAAACTTTTACCGGTATCACGACGCCCGATGAGAACGATAACGGGCCCCTTGTTTTCATCCGGGCGAAAACTGATCGCCTTCATGTCGAATTTGGCGAGCTCTAAATTCATGACCTCTCGCTTAGTAATACAAAAGCTGTATATTTTTTTATGATATTTTACACGAAATGAATAACTGCCGTCGCCGCCGCCGCCTCCGCCCGTTTAAAACCAATATAAAACTTCTATCGAACAATCATATTATTACTGTCTGTATTTTAGGAAAATGACGATAACGACGCCAGCGACGGCGAGTTTCCAACTTCACTACCGAAAACATAAATATACGCCGGAGAAAATCGACTCGGCATTATTGTATGATATTCAGAATTACATACCGATTTATTCGAGGTTTTTCGATATCAACGAGACCAACTACAACGGAATTCAATTGAATCAACGGTATTATTTACAGAATATCGTCGAACACTCGATTATGGAATCGACGACGACGGCGACCGACCGCGCGAATTCCACTTCACTAAATCATTTAGAAACGGTGATTGCTGATGATGCTGGCAACACGACGAATGTCCCGATGTTTGTAAAATACTCGCCGCTTCTAGACCCGATTCGATATTTATCGGGCAAATATGAGGCGATTCAAAAGTCGTCATCCCTTCCTAAATACAATTCAACAATCGATAATTGTGATGATAAAATACTGAACACGAATAATTCATCGTATGTAGATGGATTTTTCTCATATTTGACGAGTCGCACGCTTCACACTCATGGCATCGTTCATTGTTTAGACTATTATGGAAGTTATCTCTGCAAACAACGCGAATTTTCGACCAATGTCTTTGATGATATTGATTATTTGGCGGATTGTTCCTTTTTCAATACAAAAGAGAACGAACTTTTCACGATTGATTATTCGCAGTTTGGTGATGATAGCGGTAGCGGCAGCGGTAGTGTCAATATTGGAAGCAGTAAATTACAGAAACTTCGGAATAAATTACATCCGGTATTGAACGGCGATAAATCTACAGATGACTATTTATTATCTGATAATTACTTCAATAAAAAGGACCGTATTTCTATTCTCGGCCATGTCTCTGAATGTGGCGCCACCGATGTAAGTGAGACTACAGCAACGGTAGAACCGCCGACGCCGGTGGTGGAGAGTAGCAACAGTGTTCTTGAGATAAATATGAACGATTTTGAGATTGAAAGCGACTGTGTAGAACATGAACCAAAGACACTACAACCAAAGACGACTACGAGGGATTACGATGACGATGATGATACATCACAGTCGAATTCCTCTTATACAACAATATCAGACGACGCTGATGACCGTGCGGATGACCGTGCGGATGACGCCGACGACCGTGACGACAGCGACGGCAGCGACGCCACACGCCAAAAACAAGAAGAATCGCCAGAAAGCGAAAGCGATGATGAATATTCATCCGACTATTCTGGCAGTGATTACAGCGACGATGAGCAAATCACCGTAAAAATCAAGGATTTTCCAATACAAGCGATTTTACTCGAAAAATGTGCCAACACACTTGACCATATTATGATGACGGATGAATTGACGAACGACGAATGGGCTTCGCTGCTGTTCCAAGTGATTATGACGCTTGTTATTTACCAAAAAATGTTTTCATTTACACATAATGACCTTCATACCAACAATATTATGTTTATTGAAACCACCGAAGAGTTTATTTATTACCTCTACGAAGACCAATATTATAAGGTTCCGACCTATGGGCGTATCTTCAAACTCATCGATTTCGGTCGAGCAATCTATAAATTCCGCGGCCAGCTTATTTGCAGCGACAGCTATCATCCCAAGGGCGACGCCGCAACCCAATACAATTTCCCCCCGTATTATAATCCAGACAAACCCACGGTTGAACCGAATTACAGTTTTGATTTGTGCCGATTCGCATGCGCTCTTTTCGACTATTTTATTTACGACCTGCGCAAGGTGGAAAAGCTGTGTAAATCCGACCCGATTATTAAGATGGTCGTGAAATGGACGATGGATGACAAAGGGCGGAATGTGCTGTATAAATCGAGCGGTGAGGAGAGATATCCTGATTTTAAACTGTATAAGATGATTTCACGGTCTGTTCATAATCACATCCCCGCCAATGAAATCCATAATCCTGTGTTCGACCAATACAAAATCACATTAAAAAAATACAAGAAACATGCGGCTCTCTCGGCGAAGTTCCTGAAGGATGGAAAGAATACGCATATGTTTATGAATGTAGATACGCTTCCATGTTATTGTGATAACGTAATCGTAGAATAGTAGTGCTACGTGCTACGTGCCTGAGCACGTTTATTTTCAAGAAACCTATCTCGATGAGCGCCAACTCCGTTCTTCGCGATGAACTCAATATTGCGCATCGTCCATCCCATCGAACATCCAGAATGTCCAGTAATCATATTATTCTGAACCAGTGTAACAATATTGTCATCGCCTGAACTGAACATGAATCCGCGGTCGCTGGGTGGGCTGTATTCCGAGAGATATTTCCATACGTTGATTTCTTTTACGGCGACTTCTGGCAATGCGTTGGCGATAAGAATTGCGTGCATGCCGTCCTTAATCATATCCTCTGACCATTTGTCATTGAGATATGAGAGATCGCAATCTCTCACTTCATCATGTGTGAGAGGCCAGTATCCAGAAGAAGCGCGTTCAACTGGAATAGCAAGAGTAACATGTTCGGGGGAAGCGAGAGTAGATGACATTACGACGATGAGACGATACGACGATATTGTCAGATGTAATATAAACATAATGATTCAATTTTTATGTTTATATGTATAGTCTAACACGCGAATTAGTATTTGAACAACTATCAGAAATTCACAGCCTCGACGCCATCTTATCCAATACCACGCCCGCAACGACACCGAGTGATAAACTGCCTGATATAAATCCGACCATTGCGGTGATAATCGTGATCACCCAGCGTCGGTCAAATGACTGTGGTTTGAATAAGCTGTCCCAATCGCCTGTTTTATACACGACAAGCAACATCACGCCGACAACTGCCGCAATCGGGATTTCGTTGATGGCGCGGCCGAAGAAGAGGCAAATGATAATAAACAACACACTTGTTATTATAGATGAAAACTGGGTTTTCGCGCCATTGAATAAGTTCAGTTTGCTTTGACCGACCAACACGCAACCGCCGAATCCGCCGGTCAGTCCCGTTGCGATATTCGCAATGCCTTGGACAAGACTCTCGCGATATGAATCCCCCTTCACGCCCAATGCCGACTCGGTATCTCGCACCATGATGAGCGACTCTAGTAATCCGGTAAATGCCATCGCGGCGGAGAATGGCAGTATCTTTACAAGATGTTCGAAATCATACTTTAATTTACTCGGAGAAATCCCATCCAGTGATATGAGAGAAGGGAGTTCCGATTTTATCTCTCCAACATCTTTCACGCGGTCGATATTGTAATATTTTGTAAAGATATAGATGAACGCCGTAATTGCCAACATCGACACAAGACCGCCTGGGATGTGAATGTGCTGGTCTTTGCTATGCGTGATTTTTATAACACCGAAAAACGCGATCAATGTAGATATAATTGTGAATAGGGTCGTATTCGCTAATTTCAATCCAGTGAGCCATTTGTGTTCTTTATCTTTGAAATTATCCAGTTGATGGACTGCGATGAGACCGGCCAACGCAATCAGAAACCCCGACATGATGTGTTTCGGCACATATGTTACGTATTTATATAGTCCCGTTACTGCCGCCAACATCTGGATTACACCGCCGATTATCACAGTAGGGATTATATATTCCTTTCCCACGAGTGTGCCTACACCAGCGATAGATGTCGCAACTGCGGCGGTTGAACCTGATATCATCGTTGGCATTCCCCCGAATAACGATGTGATGAGAGACATTACCATCGTATTCTGAATTCCTACATTCGGCGCTAGTCCCATTATAAAAGCGAATGCGATGGATTCAGGGATGAGTAACAGTGCTATCGTAAGTCCGGAAAGAAACTCATTGATGAGTTGATTCGGCGTTGTGACACTTGCGTTCATTATATAATATAAACATATTATTCGTAATTATATACGCCGTATATTATATACATACTAATTACATAATCATGAGTAATTCAGACGACGGTGGTAGTAGCCATCGCGACAGTATGACCATCGATGGCACTACATATGATATCACCGATTTCAAGCATCCGGGTGGAAATATCATCAATTATGCGAAGAATACTGCGGATGCTACCGAAATCTTTCGCGAATTTCATCATCGTTCTGACAAGGCAAAACGGGTCCTCCTTTCTTTGCCGCATTATAATAATGACGCATCCGATACCGAGACCGTCCCTGAATTAACCCAACAACAGCAAGAAATCACCGCCGACTTCCGAGAGATGCGCAATAACCTCGTCAATCAGGGTTGCTTTGAACCCGACTATATTCATGTTTATTATCGGTTATTGGAACTCTCATTTTATTTTAGTCTAGGGGCGTGGCTCGCACCCTACAATATTTACGCATCTATTCTCTCGTTCATCGCGTTTAAGACCCGTTGTGGGTGGGTCCAACATGAATGCGGCCATCTTAGTTTTACGGGTGTGCGCGCGATCGATCGCGCGATCCAGACATTTACAATGGGATTTGGTGGAGGCGTTAGTTCATCCGTCTGGAACTCGATGCATCAAAAACATCACGCAACCCCGCAGAAAATCAAACACGACATTGATTTGGACACAACGCCATTTGTCGCGTTCTTCAACACCGCATTTGAGGAAAACACGAATGGAAAGGCGAGCGCACGTTTTATGAACCGGTGGTGGATGCGTCTTCAAGCATGGACGTTTTTGCCTCTCGTGAATGGAATCTTTGTTCATTTGTTCTGGACATATTATCTTCATCCGAAAAAGGTATTTCACCGTTTATGCTCAGCGAAGACGAGGGAAGTTCATACCGAAACCGCACTGGAAGTGATATGTATGAGTGCGTCACATATAGTTATTCCTATTATTTTCTACAACACGGGGGATTACAGTATTTTCTTCTCCTATTTTCTTCTTATGATCGCAAATTTCTGGAATTTCATTTATTTATTCGGCCACTTCTCTCTCTCGCACACTTATACTGGCGTGGTTCCATCGAACGTGAATATCCTCTGGTTTGAATATGCGTTAGGCCATACCGTTAATATATCTACAAAGTCGGCACTTGTATCATGGATTATGGGGTATCTCAATTTTCAAATCGAGCATCATCTTTTTCCGTCGATGCCTCAATATAAAAATGCGCTGGCAGCACCACACGTTCGGCGTTTTTGCGAGAAATGGGCGCCACACTTGAAATATACGGAGCATACGTATATGGAATCGTGGCGGTTGATGTTATCCAATCTAAATGAAGTTGGAAAACATTATTACGAGAATGGAGTGAGGCGACCAAGTAGCGATGAAGGAGAGCATCCCCACATGGATTAAAAGCCAGGTGTATCAACGAATACGGCTGGTGTAGTTCCTGTATTGTTATTACCGGCACTATTCGCAAGATTCTCAAACTGATTTAATATAAACACCGCCAATACGGCGGAAATACAAACAACAATCGAGTCGCGAAGAAGAACCTTCACCGGCTTTTGATTCTCCTGTTCAGCAAAACGCATTTCGATGAACTTCAATAAAAAATATACGACCGCAACAGCGACGCCAATGATGACTAATTTTGTCGAATCAAACATGAAATGTATATAATTCTATGAACAGATGTATATACATACAAATTCAATTATTTATCGTTAATTATACGCAAACAAGAGAGGCGTTATGATGTCTGGAATGCCATCATTACTGGAGGATAACAAAAATACATAACAAGACCGCCGATTGCTAAAAACACGAATGAAAACACGAAAATCAATATATCGATAAGGAATATGTTATCATACCATTTACTCTCTTCTTCGTCACTCATGGGTATGGGTAGTTACTATATACAGATATATGTATTATTTTTGACAAGTTATACACAAATGCCAGCCTAGCTTCTGTTCCAAACCCTTAAATATATTATTAGGCATATATTCAAACCAATCCTCTTTTACATACCGATATTGTTTGTAATCTGGTACTTTATATGGGAAAATATGATCTTGTTGTATTTGGATATTCCTAAATTCGCACAACATCTTATAAATTTGGTCATTCGTATAGGTAAACGCAACCGGACAATTCGATTGTGCTTCATATTGGTCTAGGCTGCCGTCAATCATCATTTTTTCCACGAGTTTTCGGCATATACCATTATTTTTAGAACACCGTCCGGGCGTAATAACCGCCAACAATTGTCGATTATTTTTTGAGGGTTTGGGGAATGATGGATTACGCCAAACGAATAAATCAAATCAAAATCGCATCCTACCTTGGACAATTCTTCTAGGTTTTGTGCGTCTATATTGAAAAAAGACCCCTTAAGTTGAAATACGTCGAATCTCTTTTTTGTTAATTCAAGAGATGTGTCCGATAGTTCGATTCCAGTATATTCTGCGCCATTTTTTGCGAAATTTACCGCGTCCGTGCCGATTCCACATCCGATTTCCAAGACCCTTTTTCCGCTCCATTTATTGAAATCCGCGAACCCGGGGATGTGCGACTCTACAAAATACTTACGTTTTTCGACCTCGTCAAAATACTCCTTCGTTCCAACTTCACATGAGGAGTATTTGATATTACGTGGTTGTTAATTCCAATAATTTATAATTGAATCCATTACAGAGAATATATTGTTTCATCTGATAAAAAATAATAAAGCAAACGACCCAATTATGCCAGAACCTGAATATCATCTAAAAGTGGTGGTGCGTTGAGTTCTTGCGACTCATTCAGTGTATGAATATCCAAGGTATCCAACCGAATATCACCGCCAATATTCAACCGCCCCCCACGGTCTTCATCGTCGGCGTCGTCGGCCTCGTCGTCGTGGGTCATAAACTCGTTCTTTCTCTCGCTCGCATCCGTTTCAAATGTTCGCACCTCATTCTCTCCGAAGGATATGCCGCTGCCGCCGCCGCCGCCGCCGTTAATTGCCGAGCCCGAAGAGCCGTTCAATTCGCCGACGAAATCAAGCTGGTCGATAGTAGCGGCAACACCGTCAGCACCGCCCCCTGTATGATTTTCATCATTATTATTATTGCCGCCACTTGAACCGTCTTCTTCGCCACTTACCCTGTCGCGATGGCGTCTTCGTCGAGTGCTTCCATGATTCGCGCGGCGTCTCGCCGAGAGATTAGCGTCATCTTCCGAGAGAATAGGTTCCTGTTGAATCACTTCCTCGTTCTCGGTCACTTCGACCACATCCTCAATCGTATCCTCTAAATACATCTTGATTAGTTCTTCTACAGGAATATTGTCACGAATCGTATTATAAATACATTCCTTCACGATAATCTCGAACTCGCGATTGTTGCGCTGGGTATGAAGCGGCTGAATCCCTCTCTCGAAAATATATACATTCGAATACACTTTGCGCGCAGTATTGACGTATATCTTATGAATAAAATCGGACAAATGCGGAATTTTAATATCCACCTTCTTCTGCTTGTTTCCAACACGCATGACGGTCATACACTTCAGATGAATAATATGGACGCAAGTAATCAAATCTTCTAAATATCCACACGTGCTGCGTTCCTTGATTCGCGCTGTTTCGTCTTTGATGATGTTTGGATTCCATTTGGGCACACGCGAGAGAAGATTCTGGAATGTCATCAAATACTTATCTTGCTCTTTATTCCCAACACAGAGCTTGACTGATTCATCGAAAATAGAACGAATACCTTCTTGGACGAGAGGCGTCAAAATATTCACAAGACGCGACGCCCATTCGTTTTTGGATTCGTAGAGTGATGTTACAGAATAATCGTCCATAATGAATGAATGAATGAATGAATGTAATTACATAAATGAAATATTTTCTAAACTCACATTACAACGAAATACAATAAAGTGGAGAAAATACAGCATGAGAAGTTTTTCATTTCTAAACTCTTTCCTTACCTTGTCAAACATGATGAGTAGTTCGTAGCGGCGTATATCGATAATGTCGGGGTGAGTATGAATATAATCGATGATGTCCAATCCGCAATACCCTTGTTCATATAATGACCCCGATAAATTCAGGATTTCTTCATAAGATTTACAGCTTGGTTCGTCGGCACAATCTGCTGCTGATGCCGACTGTAAGTAACTCGGGTGTAACTTTATTAATTCATGAAGGGAATATTCTCTCGACTTGTGTATTTTATACGTGTCACACGCCTTGTCCGCAAGCCAACTATGTATATTTATCGCGGTGGGTCGATGAGTATCGCATCCATTCTCCGCCTCCGCGGCAATCATCGGAGGGGGTATATAAATATCACAAAACCTAGAGAGAATCGGTTTCAATAAACTATCCTTGTTCTCTACCACAATAAAAAACCGTGTAGATGAGCTGAATAATTCGATACATCTTCGTAGCGCGGATTGCGCGTCAATCGTGAGCTTATCAGCGTTCGTCAATATAACCGTTTTGAATATCGCGCCTTCTTTCATGTCGATATTGGTCTTTGCGAAAAACTTCAATTCTTCGCGGATAAAACGGATTCCTTTACCATGCGCACAATTCGCACGCATGATATAATTTTTCATGGCATTTTTATCGCCATCATAAATCGCGTGGATGAAACGGTTTAAAATATATGTTTTCCCCGAACCATGAGGACCATAAAATATAATATTTGGGATTTTCCGGTTTTTTATGAATACATCCAATTTATTGTGAATATTTTTATGTGTTTCTTCTAGTTCTGGTATGATTGTGCTTGTCATTATTATTCTTACTAATAAAGACAAAGTATATTTACATCCTTTTTTCAACAAGGTTGGCCGCTCGCCGTCTATAAATTAATCGACTGTTCGTATGGTCTTACGCTCGACAATTTTCCAGGCATATTGCTCTTTCCGTCATTGACCCCGTCGCCACCACCCGCTTCTCCGTCCGTATAATAGTAATTGGTAGTATAATAATAGTTTGTAGGTTTCGACGCGCCATAAAACGGGGATTCTTCCTCATAACCTTGCCCGTTATACATACCAAGGTAGGCAGTCGCCGCAGGCGAACCATCCTCATAATAATACGCATTACGCTTGTCGGTTCGTTGATTCCCCGCGGGGTCGTTTGGATCGACCCAGTTGCCAATACCGCGAATGATATTTCCCGCAGCATCTCGGATGGTTCCAAACAAGCCTGGGCTCTGTCCAGGCGGACGACCGCGCCGATATCCGCCGAAATTGCGTGTAATCCCGCGGCGGTAAATATCATCGTCATCCTGCGCCGATGAACTTGAAGACGACGCAACATCATCGTAACTCGACCGTGTTGTCGCCAGCAGGTTCTTCTCGATCTGAGTTCCATCCGGCAAATAGGTCGCCCAACGAATCACCTTCACGCAATCCGCATCAATACGGCACGCATCCGAACCAGTCTGGCCTGGATTGTTACACTTCCACGGGCATTTACGCATAAGAAGAATATTATTGCCGTCGGCGGATTTTATGACATTGCCGCTTGCGTCCAAACGATAAATATTCTGGCAGTTGCCTTCATTGCTCGAGAGATTGGATGGTTCGACACACTTTCGCACATGTCCATCATCGCCGTATCGCCAGTTGGCACCATCATACCAAGAGTCGGGGTGGCTCGCAATCAGGCGGTTACGACGCGCAATCGCAACATCGTATTTCAGTTGGGCTTCGGTTTTCGCGGTGGTGGTTGTAGCGGCACGAAGTGCTTTATACGCGGTTTCGTATTCCTTCTGCGCCTCAATCGCCCAGTTCATCTGGCGTTTCACATCCGAAATCAGGACGGATGATGCCGCGCTGGTGACGTAGGTGGTTCCGTCACTCGCCGTCCCGGATGAGGTAGCGCCAGCTGTGCCGGAGGAGGTAGCGGTAGAAGCCCGCGCTTCAATCGCAGGAAGAATATATTCACCTTGGTCGAGCACACCGCCCTCACCGGAAAATGCGGCATTGAGAGATGGAGCGGGTGTTCCCTTATAGGTTCGAATTTTGGCAGTGGTAGTATTGGTCTTTGATGTTGGTGTTTGAAGACCTGCGATAGAAAGACGAATCGGCGTATCTTTTGATAAAGAACCACCCGCACCCAGTGAAAAAACAACAACATTTTGACCTCCACCGTAAGTATTTACATCTGATGTAACAACCATCGCATTCGATATACTAGTCAATGTATTTTGACCGCCTTCACTATTTGTCCAAACAAACGATATTCCGAGGTCAATATTCGCAGTTTTTGTCACATATGGCACCTGAACTAAGAATATATCACCCGCCGCCAAGTCATTCGTTAGCATAATTGTCATCGAAAATGTTGTCGCAGTTCCGGTATAATTCGGTGAAAGCTGTGGGCTTTCCGTAGATATTTTACGGCAGGAGAGAAACGTCGCCAACCCACCGTAAGCAGTAGTATCAAAAATACGCAATTGCTTCGTGTTCGTCGAATCACTCGGCCATAAATTCACAAGGACAAGCTTCTGCGAATCAGCCGCCTCTGCGTTACTTTCGAGAGATACGTTGGCAAGACCGGCGGCGCTAGGAGCCGGCGTTGTGCCAGGAGTGATTACATCCTTCCATTTCAGCCCCGAGAGTTCCAACGCGTATTTTCCGGGGTCCATACGGTTGGCAGTTCCGATTGTATACGTTATTACGACAAATTCATCGACGACACTAGCAGCTATGCTGGGCGATGGGTCCAATTCGGCTCCTGATCCAGCAGATGTTCCGACGGTGGCTGGCAGCGTGCCACCATATGCGCGCATGCTGACCTTCATTCCTGTAGCATTAGTGTTCTTAATATAATACGTCGGAACTTTAATCGTGATAATCTTTGCCGCATTTGCGCCAGCTCCATCACCAGTAGCGCCACGCAACTCCGCAGTAGTTGTAAAAATAAACCGAAAAGTAGTAGTCGAATCTTTCACAAAGGAGCATTTATTGAGAATGAGTGTTCCGTCACTACGCGAACCGGCTGTCTCGGTTGGCGCGTGGGATGACTGTGATAACGCGATCCCGTCATATCGTACTTTTTCATGATCAGCAACAGCCAGACCTTCAATCACCCCCGTTCCATACCCTTCTGACGGCGCAATCCAGCGACTAAATCCACCATTACGATATGTTCGTGAAATCCATACACTCACCAATAACACTAAAATGAGTACGAATATCACCGTGTATTTATCCTCGAAAAAATCCGATAATTTCATGGACTATGTAACTACTATATTGTTATAAAAATATTATATCGTGTATATTGCTTATATTATATACGATAAAAATAAATATCGCGCTCGTCACTCGTCACTCGTCGATCGCGACTTCAATACGTCTGTAGGCTATGTGTATATGGGTTCTGTCTAAATGCGTTCAGTATGTCCGGCTGAATTCTCTCGTTGAGTTTCGATTCATCGTAGCTTTGCGGCATCGTCATCTTGCCATAAATATCGATACTAGGGATGGACGACGGCGCATTTGTCATCACCATTCCGCGGTTGTTTGCGCGGTCGGCGTCGATACGATCAATCTGAACATTCGTATTCGAATTAAAAAGTGACATCGACCCGTGGTTCGTCACATTCTTATACGTCTTATTCACGTTATTGCGCTGGTTATATGCGGCGTTGTAGAGGCCGTTGCCCATTCGCGTCGCAGTTCCGCCTGCGCCTCCTAAATAGTCGGTGCTGGTTGTCGCGCGTTCGGTATCTTCTGGTGTATTCTGAGAGATGAGATACCCCGCCGCAGCCTGACGTTCTACATTCATGTGGTCATACCCGACAAGTCCCACCGTCGTCTCCTTGATGGTGGTGGGCGCGCGGTCGGCAGGATTGAATGTCGCAGTCACAGCAGCCGGCACAGGCATGCGCGCGTTTTCATACATGCGCGCATTCCCCACCACATTTTCCTTACGAGACGGTTTCAGGATGTCGAGCAAAGGCGCAACCACTGCCTTGAGTGCGCCATGGATACCTCCCATCTCATTCGGGCGCACCGTTGTCCGATTATTATGCGTAAATTTATAGCTTGTGCGTCCGAAATCCGCCTCTGTCGCGGTATTTTTCTCAGCAGCATAAGGGTTGATAATCGGCTTTCCGTCATAGGTTTGGCGACGCGTATCTTCGAAGTTCTTCGGCGCATACATCGCGGCTCCACCATCCGCCGGCGCAGTCGCGCCATAATATTCGCTCGTCGTCGTCTGACGATTGCTCTCTCGGTCCATCTCAATCGCGCGCTGGGTTTCACCTTTCTCCGCGCCGGTAGTTGTGAACCAGCGATCAGGCGTATTCACGAAGAATGTGTCCGGCAGATGTTTCTCCATTCGCCCTAAAGTTTCGGTAGTAGGTGCGTTTTGGATATAATGCGCCGCAGGACCTTGATGCCCGTCGAGCGTATATGACAACTTCGGGTTGGTTTTCACGCGTAATTCATCGACACCACGATCAATCCATTTCTCTCGTGATTCCATTCCAGAATTGAACCCGAGTGCGCCCTGTGAGCCGTAGCCTTGGTCCAAACCGGGCCCAACCCGCACTTCTTCCCACGGTTTCACATTCGAGATTTTCATGCTGGGGAGGACGCGTGACTGATAAAAATCATTCTGGTTCGGCATACCGTTCGGAAGATGCATATTGTCCTGAGGACGAAAAAGCGGCGCCTGTTCCGTCTTGGAGAAAAACTGCGACCCACCGCCTATCTTATTATCGAGGACGTTTTCATGCATATTCGCACCAGTCGTCGTTCCGCGTATTTTGGCCCCGTAATACGGCTCCATGTTGTTGTGCTTAAATGTCCGCGGGTCAATTTGTGACCCCATTAAAGACGTGAAACCGTCCTTGCTATAATTATCACCGAATTGTGTATCTAAACCTTCACCGATAGGCCCACTATTCGAAATTCCAGATGATTGGATGTGCGGAATAATATCCTTTTTGTCATTGGTTGAATCGCGTCCTCTTTCGGCGATTCCGCGAAGTATGCCTACACCGCCTACACCTCCCGCAACTCCAGCCGACATTTTATCATAATCCACATTATTCGCAAAATAACGGTCGGTTGGTGTGTTTGGGTTCTTGTATTCATTTACGTTTGTTCCAGTATTAGCGCGAATCACTGGATAGTTTGTGACTGGAATGTTCATATTCGGCAAATATCGCGAATAATTTGCGTTTGGGTTCTTGTACCCTTCTTTATGTTGGTTTGAATTGCGATTCGATGCGATATATGCGGCACCAAGACTACCTAATAATAATGCGATTTCAGCCATTCTTCTTATTATATATATAATATTCTAATACATATAATATTCATATCCGTATCCGTATCCGTATCCTATGAGAACAAAGCGGTCGTTCCGCTAAACTGGCGAATGTCGCCGACATTTTGAATACCGTCGGCACTGCTCGCGCCGCTACTGCTGCCTAAATCGCGTCGGCCTCCGACCATTCCTTCTATTGCTGGATTACGGTTTGTCGGATGAACCGAAAAATACATATCATCATCATTGGATAATCCAGGCACGGTAGTTTGTGGGACAAACTGGTCTTTTTCGATGATGCGTGTATTCAGATTATTAAAAAAAGGCATGAATACATTCTCTTGTGGGTCAAAATGAAGCATCTTCCAGTTGTCTTGTTCAACGTCGCGCAACATCCATGCGGGGTGTGTAGCTCGTGTCTGTTCGACGGAACTCCCACCACGGGTAGGACACCGTATCATTTCATTCGTCCGTGTTGCGAGAGATGCGCTTTCATCATGGTGGTAGTTTTCAACAGAATCCCGGTTCAAGCGGCGCGATAGACCAAACAACTCCGCTTCAATATCTACTGTATTCGTCATAATATTACCGGCCCATAACTGCGGACGAATATAAGGGTCCTCGATGTAGTGTGGTTTATCGCCTGGACCCGGAACATTCAATTGATAACGACCAACATCAGTCGATTGTTGGAGTTGTTTTTTTACACGGGCTGGGTCGTCACGAAATCGCGTAAATGACATTATAATATTTATAATATGTATTTATATTATGGTTATTATATCGTGGTAAAATAAAACAGACCTAAAAACAACGAGTGATTTTATGTAATCGTTCGATCATAATGATAATCACCGAAGTAGATGCGCTAACGGCAGAATGCGAAATTCGGAAGAAACCTTCTAAATCCTATACAATATGCTTGAACATGATTGTTAAAAATGAGTCGCACGTCATTATACAAACCCTTGAAAATTTATGTAACTACATTGATTTTGATGCGTATTTTATATCTGACACTGGCTCAACCGATGACACAATGGATTTGATTCGCGCATTTTTCAAGAAGCGCAATATTCCCGGGCAGATCGAGCAAGTCGAATGGCGCGATTTCGGATTCAATCGAACATTAGCACTTCAAATGGCGTTTAATAAAACCGATTATCTCTTTATATTTGATGCGGATGATTCTATCCATGGCAAATTTCAAATACCGAAGCAACTTACGCATGATGCGTATCAACTGAAATTAGGGGAGTCGTTTGTATATTTGAGAACATTACTCGTAAATAATCGTAAGCGTTGGAAATTTGTTGGCGTGATTCATGAGTATATTACATGTGTAGATAAGGAAGAGAGTAGTTGTCCGATTCAAGGCAACTATTACGTCGAATCTGGACGAAGCGGAAGCCGTAGCCAAGACCCCAATAAATATATCAAGGACGCCGCAGTTCTTGAACGCGGGTTTCATGATGAGAGTAAAGTCGGAGCCGACCGCACACTAGCCGAGAGATATGCCTTTTATTGCGCCCAGAGTTGGATGGATGCGGGACCTGCTTATATCGACAAAGCAATTGAATGGTATTTGCGGGTTCTCACTCAAAATAACTGGTCTCAGGAGAAATATTATAGCGCACTCTGTCTCGGTGATTTGTATAATAAAAAGGCCGACAAGTATAATTCACTAAAATATTATTGTAAAACGATGGAATACGACGAAGATCGAATCGAGGGCGTCGCTTCTATTATGGAAATCCTTCGTGCGGATGGAAATCACGTGATGGTAAATGCGCTTTATCATAAATACAAAAATTATAACAAGTTGCCAGAAAATAAGCTATTCCTTACGACTGATAAATACCACGACGTTATCGAATATAATAATTCTATTTCGGCGTTTTATATTTTCGACAAGCGAAGTGGATATGAATGTTGTAAAACGATTCTCCGACACAATATTATGTCATACTATTTTTTGACATCGACCTACAGTAATCTCCGTTTTTACCGTAATTTTTTCGAGGAGGACACCTATGACGAGATTTTGCGTCTGTTTTATGTAGTCGATCATTTTCTCGCAGTTATCGCATCTAAAAATGACAGTTACAGTGATGACGATATTGAAATATGGAATACCCTCTTCATGAAAGTAAAACATGCGCTCGTTGCGCCATGTCAGTTGTTACAAGTTGTCGAGAATTCAAAGAATGAGTGTGATGATTATCAATTGTCGCGTCCCATCGATAAATTGCCGTATCTTGATAAATATATGCCCGCAGCACAGTCGGCGTCGGCGTTGCCGATTATCGTTGTGAAACGTAAATGGCCGAACGCAATATCACACCCTCGCGTCATTATCACATTTACTACTTGTAAGCGATTGGACCTATTTCAACAAACTGTAAATTCTATTTTAAACATGTGGTCGGATGTTGATATGATTGATTATTGGTATTGCGTCGATGATAATTCTAGTGAAGCCGACCGCGCCATCATGCGAAAAATATATCCGTGGATTGACTATTCCATGAAAACATCGCATGAGAAGGGTCATCGAAGTAGCATGAACCTTATCTGGAGCAAACTGAATGAAGTAAAACCAGAATATTGGATTCACATGGAGGACGATTTCCTATTTCATACACCAGGCAGTTATATTGACAAAGCAACACAGATGATGACCGATGCGCGAAATTCTGGTTATAATGTTCGTCAAATATTATACAATCGTAATTATGGGGAAACTGTGCGTGATTATAAAATCCAAGGGCATCGATTGTTACGACGCATGAGTCACGATGTCGCGCTTCATCAATACAAGATCGGCGCGGGGGGCGATTTTGGGTATCAGAATTGTCATTACTGGCCACACTATAGTTTTCGCCCGTCGTTGATTGATGTCGCTGCGATCCTCACGGTGGGAAATTATGATACACCCAATCAATTCTTCGAGATGGATTACGCAAATAAATGGATGAAACTCGGGTTTATGTCTGGATTTTACAATCAGATTACGAATCGTCATATCGGGCGGCTAACTTCCGAGAGACACGATCAGTCTAAACCAAATGCGTATGAACTCAACGATGAGAGTCAGTTTGTTGCGCCGAGCAGTAGCGACGCCGACGCCGACGCCGACACCGTCGTATCGACTATACCCCATAATATGGTAGTATCTCCGCCGCCGAAAAAACGATACATAATGTCTGTTCCATTTGATGACGGATTTGGCGCACAATTTCAGCGGTTTATTTGGACATGTATTTATGCGGAAGAATACGAAGAGGCCGAATTCATTTATAGAACCCCTACAAAAATCGCGCATAATTACACGGATGACCCGCAATTTATAACGAAATTAGAAGATCTCATGAATATGAAACCATATTATACGAATTACGATAAAATACCCCAAAGTTCATTGAATGAAATTTTGACGCCCTATTTCTATGACATTATTAATTATGTCGAAAATAATATTGACAAATGTATGAAAAGTAAAAGTATGGAGCGGATTAAAGCGCATTATTGGCAGAATAAAGACAGGTTGCGCGAGAGATTGCGAGTATTTCGCATTCCACAAGCCACAGCAGAAGCGTCGGCCGCGAATTATACACACCATCTCGCGGTTCATATTCGTAGGCCAAACTGTGACGATACTCGTCCGAATGGTGGTGAGGAATATACAAATGAATACTATATACAGTCTCTTTTGAAAATACGCGATACATATATGAATCGCGATCCCGGAAATCGCATTCAGTATCATGTCTATTCGCAAGGTTCGGAAGACAAATTCGCGGATATTTGTAATCATGACGTAATCGGTAAGGACGTAATATTACACTTGAATGATTCAAACGAAGACACGTTTATTGGAATGACAGTTGCGGATATATTGTTCACCTCCGCAAGTTCGTATAGTTATACTGCGGCGTTTTTCTGTGACGGAGATATTTATTATACTGATTTTTGGCACAAACCATGCTCTTGGTGGAAAACATTAGAAAAACCAGATTCGTAATCTGGTAGTGTTTTTATTCTAATATTATACTAACAGTAAAGCATCAAACATGAATGACGTAATTGACATGAATGACATGAATAACTACGACGACAAGAATCCTTACGGTGATTCTGATTTTTTAGCCAGCCAAGACCTTTCCGTGGGCGATTTTCGTCAAAGCGACCATGAAAATAAACGTAAAATAATCGAGAAGATGTTGGCGCTTCGGCATAATATGAAATATAATAAGCATCTGCTTTCGGTATATATGAAGGCGAAGGGGTTATTTGATACGATGGTAGAAGAGCATCGATCCCAATTATACTATTTAGATGAAATCTATCGACACATCAATCAACTTATTCGTGAAAATCTCTCGAGAACATCAAAACAACAAAACGGAATGATGTCTGAACTTCGCAAGGATAAAAAACGTATTGGCGTGTTGTTGAAAAGGATGCGGGCAAGTTATGAAAAATTAATGAATGTTGATACGGTAGTCGGTGTTACAATCGATAAGATCAATGAAATATCGTTCATGGACGATGCCGAGATGGCGGATAATAACAAGGCGGACAACGACGATGACGAGGACGACGAAGACGATGAGTTCGAGGCATCTGCCGAGAACGAAGACGAAGACGAGGATGATGACCTAGAAGACGACGACGAGGACGATGACGAGGACGAGGACGATGACGAGAACGAAGACGAAGACGAGGATGATGACCTAGAAGACGACGACAACGACGAAGACGAAGACGCGGACGAAGACGACGACGAGGATGATGACGACGACGACTTCGAGGCATCTCCCGAGAACGAAGCCATAGATGACGAAGACGCGGACGAAGACGACGACGAGGATGATGACGACGACGACTTCGAGGCATCTCCCGAGAACGAAGCCATAGAGGACGACGACGACGTAGAAGACGAAGTTATATTGTTATATTAGTTGGCTTGTA